TATAGAACGACAATAGTTAGTGGCATAAGTGATCCAGGAATATATATAATATATGCCACTTGTTCTGGGTTTACAACTAACACAGAAGAATTAATTGTAAATCCAGAAAGCATATATGAAGTAACTAAACAAACACAGAACTATAATGTTTCTGTGGAGGATGTTGTTAGGACCGGCGGTCCGACTGCATCACAAATAGTTAGGAATGTTCCCGAGGGGAAAACAGATTATATAATTACAAGAATAAAAGCGAATGATGCTTCAGATTGGTCTAGCCCTACGAGTTCAGGAAATATTTATGCTTGGTACCATAGTACATCAGATAATTTACCATATAAAATGGGGAGTGAATTTTAATGAAAATATTTGGAATAATATATAAAGTGACAAATATAGTTAATGGGAAAATTTATATAGGACAAACTATACAGACTTTAAAATATAGAAGAAACGCCCATTTAATTGATAAGCGTAATTGTTATTTTCATAATGCTTTAAGTAAATATGGTAAAAAGAATTTTGAATGGGTTATTTTAGAGCATTGTAGTTCTAAGGAAGAACTTGATGAGATGGAGTTTCATTATATTAAACAATATAAAAGTAATTTTAAACAATATGGTTATAATATGACTTTAGGTGGTGAAGGTACATTAGGTATAAAAAGATCTAAAGAATATAGATTGAAGCAATCAATAGCGCAATCTGGCAAAACAGTGCCTATTGAAGTACGTAAGAAAATTTCTAGATCTATGATGGGCTCAAAGAATCATTTTTATGGTAAAAAACATTCTTTGGAGACTAGACAATTAATATCAATTAAAAATAAAGGTAAGGCACATCCACAGACTGAAGAAGTTAAGAAAAAGATTTCTCAAGCCAAGAAAGGTATTAGTAGATCACCAGAAACTATACGTAAAATGTCTGAAAATACTCTTGGTGATAAGCACTGGAGGGCTGGTATGTTTGTTATAACGACTCCGAAAAATGAAGAATTTGTGATAAAAGGGTTAAATCATTTTTGTAGATTATATAATAAAGACATTTTACATAGTTCTAATCTTATAAATGTAGCCAACGGGAAACGAAGACAACATAAAGGTTATAAGTGTAGATATTATAATAGAGAATTAGATTATAATTTACATTATTGGGAGTGTAATTGTGAATATTAAGTTTTTATCATCTGCTGGTTATGATTTATTTTGTGAACCTACTACAGGATCTGGTATTATAAGTGGTGGGTATGTGGATATAGAGCCGGGATTTCAAATGATAAGTTTGCCAGTGACTAACGGATATTGGGATACCACAACTAGTGGTCACATACATGAGACAAGTATAAAAGCAACAGTTTATAATTATATTGTTCAACAAGTAGAACATGTTTATGGTGTGCCGGGGAAGAATATGATAGAAGTTTTTAACACATTGATAGGTGGTAATAGTAATTATTGGAATTTTGCTGTTGGTTTTACCGATCCAGGTTCACCACATAATTTCCAATTATCATATTATGATTCTGAAGCCGATGATTATGAATATACAGGATTTTTTATAAAATCTATACATCCTACAAGTTTTAAGATACAATGGGGTGAAATTTAATGGCTGTTAACATAACATTTACAGGTGATATTTATAATACCGTAGGAATTAAATTTTCTGGAAGTGAAGTAAGTTACCAAGCTTATTTTAAACAAGAAAATGTTAGTAGTTCTTCGTCAACTTGGAGTAATTATAGAACTTCAATATTAGGACAATATAATTTTAATTTAGCTGATGGAGATTTACTTGGTACAGAAGGAAATGCTGGAAGTGGTGATAAAGTTGTAATTGTATTTTGGAGAACAGGAAGTGATAGGAATGCTGATTGTTTAACGTTGACAGAATGGTCAGCTTTTGAAGTTATTTTAGGAACTGGGCCTGGTATGTCAAGTTCAGCTTTGTATGTAAATGATGTTCAGATAAAAACAAATATAGCACCAGATTTACATTGGACATTTCCAGTTCAAGGAGCACCACATTATGTAAATACGCCTTATGGTGCAAATAATACAAGCGAAGATGAGCATTCATGGGATTGGTCAGGAACTACAATGTACCATTGGTACTCAAAATATAGTCAGACAATTAATTATGTAAATAGAATTAATAATAGTGTATATGATTGGGATGACAGCACTACTACTACAGGAATTCAAGATTATGATGGAAGCCATCAATGGTCAAGTCCTGGGATATATGATGTTGAATTGGTGGTTGAGGATGAATGTGGATTGACAGCAACTGGAACTGAGCAGATACAAATTTATTGGCATCCACCAGGTTGTGGTATAACAATGTATCCATCAGATCCAGATCCTAATGATGTTATATATTTTAAATATACAGGAACTGATACTGATAGCACAATAGATTATATAGAATGGATAATAAACGATGGTGCTACAACAACCACAACAAGCGGTGCAAGTGGTGATAATATTTATCATACCGAGGGGTTAGGTACATCTTGGTGTGGGACATCAGCTTCCGGAGGCGCATTTACTAATTCTGGTAGTCATTTAGTAGAAATTATATTACATTGGAATGATGGTTTTGATGACCAGACAACAGATTGTAATGACACTTTTACACAAGGATTATTTACAGGACCAACGGTTTCTTTTTCACAAGATCCATTTCCTGCTCCAGTTGGTAGCGGTATAAAGTTTACTAATACTTCTATTAATACCGATAGGGTAGGATTAGGATTGCCAGATTGTAAAGAATATACATGGACATTTACGGATGGTGGAGTTCCGACGGTTTATTCGGATAAACCTTATAGCTATGAGTTAGAAGTTGTTCCAACATCTACTGATTGTCAAGTGGAATTATGTGCACAGTGGAGTGATGGTTTTACCACACAAGAAACATGTGAATCAGCTGGAGTTCCATTTTTGCCTTACGTAACTATTACACCAGAGGATTGTTATTATAATTTGAATGTTGTAGGAACTTCAAACGATGGAACTGTAAGTGGTTATAGTTGGACGATAGCATCAGGTACGAGTGAAACAGGGCCTTGGACAGAAATTTGGACAACGCCAACTGGAATTGAACAAAATGATAAAAAAGTTTGTTTTACAAGCACAGGGTGGTATAAAGCAACAGGGTATGTTTACGGTGGCGGAACATTAAGTGATGATGAAACTATATTCATCACAGAAGTTTGTCCAGCTACTATTAGCGGTGCAGTTGATATTATTTGGAACGGAACTGGTATATTAGATACAGGAGGAGATTGGACACATTCTGGTTATGGCACGGAAACAACAGCGTCTAAGCATGCTGGTACTAATGGTTTGGATATGACTGGAATGACGAAAAGTGATATAACATATTTTACAGCTTCATCAAATTTAGATGTTAGTGATTATGATATGTTGACTTTTTGGATTAATATAAGGGATATACAGTCTAATAAAAATATTCAGGTTTCATTATATGAAGCCGGCGGAGATTGGCACAGCCTTTATTTAAGTAATTATATCAATCTTTATGATAATCACGAAGTGTGGAGAAAAGTTTATATACCATTAAGTGATTTCGGCATAAGTTCTAATATTATAAATGAATTAAGATTTGTACCAACTGGGAATATTGATATATGGCTCGATGATATACATGTTAGTATGGGAACTATTATATCTGTGGCTGTCTGTGAACCAAGTATGTATGGAACCGAGTGGGGTAAATTAGATAGAACTGGAAAAGAAATTAAACCAACCATGAGGGCAAATGTGGATGTAGTGCCAAGTGCGCGGGTAATAAACACTTATCCATTACCGAGGAATTTATAAATGATTATATATAAAGTAACAAATAAAGTCAATGGAAAAATTTATATAGGACAAACAGTTTCTAATTTAAAACATAGAATTAGCCAGCATTTTTGTGCAAAAAAATCTTATTTTCATAATGCTTTACATAAGTATGGTCGTGAGAATTTTGAATGGAAAATTATAGAATATTGTGAATCAAAAGAAGAGATGAATGAAATGGAATTTCATTATATTAAACAATATAATAGTGTAGAAGATGGTTACAACCTTACTTATGGTGGTGAAGGTAATTATGGTCATAAATTTAACAAAGCATTTTGTAAAAAACAATCTGATTTAAAGAAGGCTTTATATAAAAGTGGTTGGAAACACCCTATGTTAGGTAGAAATCATACTAAAGAATCTATAAAGAAAATGTCAAAAGCAGTTTCAGGTAAAAGACACAACAGATATGGTGTTGTGGGTCCTGAAAATCCAGCATCTAAAGAATTTATTATAACAGATCCTTTAGGTCGAGAATTTAAAATAAAAGGGTTGAAATATTTTTGTGAAAATAATAATTTACAATTTACAGTTATGTCTATGTGTGCAAGAGGATTAAGACCTCAACACAAAGGATATAAATGTAAATATTTGGAGGAATAATATGTTGAACATCACATTTACAGTTGCTGATTTATCAGCAGTGATGCAAATTTATGACAGGATAGAAATAAGGAGATATACTGGTACAGGTATACCATCAGCCCCGGTGGATTTTACAGAAGGATACACGACTATAAGTGGTACTGATGTAATAAGTAGTCGTAATAATGTTTCAGATGTTGAATTAGTGTCTCCATATACACAATATTATTTTACTGATCCAGATGGAGATGCAAATGATTGGTATATATCTAGGTATTATGATGATGATACAGGCAGTGTTAGTGGTTGGGCAGATCCTATTTTAGGTGAACCTCATGATATTTATTATAATCCGCTTTTCCGAAGAGAAATAGAATTTGGCACTGCAGATCAGCTTGTTATAGATAGAATAAGATTATTAATAGGTGATCCTGTTGGTTTAAGAAGAGAATATGGCGAAGAAGCTGCTTCATCTATTCATCCTGATAATAGAACATATGAAATGGATGAAAAAGGATGGCCGGCAAGTGTAAATATGGGAGGTATACAGTATAATGATGCAACTGATCCTTCTGTAAATGGTTATAAATTTTTAAGGTTTCAAAATGCTGATATATCTATTACAACCTGGTCAGGATGCACGGAGTATGGAGTTGATTTGTGGTATTACACATTTAGACACAGTGATAGAGAAATTATGTATGCTTATGATAATTGTCCACCCCCACCCCCGCTGACAACGGATACCGCTACTCCGGAAGCATACATGTTGAAGACAGCTTATGAATTATTATATTCAGAATTTTGGGAGGATACTGGAGAGGATGGAGCGGTTATTAGGGATGAGGGAACGCTTTATGATCCATCCCCCGGCCTTGATAATAGAAGACAGTTGTTAAAAGCTTTAAAGGATAGATTAGATGAAGTGGTGCAGACATTAACTTTAACTGGGATAGAAGGTGTGTTAATAGACTAAATAGGAGTCTCTAATTAAATGAGAAACAGAATCAGCCCAAAAACTAAACATAAACATCGAAAAGCCATTAGAGATGTTATTAAAGGTCTCAGTAGAAAAGTTTTAATTTATAAACAATCTAAGAAACTTGAGTGTCCTAATTGTTATTATGATAAATTAACAAATCGATCTACTGGTAAATGTAAATGGACATTACAGGAAGCTATAGATAAACAAGCTGTTTATGCTGCAGCTAATCCTGATACAAATGCTGATTGTATAACGAGACCTCCTACAAACATCAGATATAAATGGTTTAAATATGGAAGATGTCCTATATGTAATGGTAAAGGATATCTTGAGGTTAAGAGAAGAACTTGGGCTGACTGTTTGGTTACTTGGGACCCATCTGCGAGGGGTGCTGCTAATGAAATGGTCTATACGCCGGCCGGAACTGAAGGTTCAACTATTGTACAATTAAAAACAGATCCTAAATATTATGATACATTTAAGAATGCTGATTATATAGTGGTAGATGGTATAAATTGTAAGATTTCAAGACCTCCGATATTAAGAGGCTTGGGTGTACAAGCTGTTCTGATAATAATAGCATTTACTACAGATAAACCCAAGGTTGATAGTGGAGAAATTATTAAGGATTATACGTAAAATGAAAAAAGCAGTAAACAAAGTTAAAAGCGGTGTAAAAAACGAAATACTTTCGAAACTATCTGAAGTTAAGGAAGAAGTGATAAGAATTTTAATGGAGACTTATGATGTTATGTTGGTTGTGACAGACAGGAAAAGTAAAACTAACCCGCAAGATCCTAAATACAGAGATGAGTTTGAAAAAAGATTATGGGATTTTGAGTATATAAATGATAAAGGGGATAAAGTAGGGTTTAAATTACCAGATATGGAGACTTTTGATTTTAGCGGAAATGTTATGCATGTTATAGAACAGATTTTAGAAGGAACGGCAGGTATATATGTTGAGGTAAATGCTGAAGATTATGAAGCAATGTTTGGTAAAAGGATAATATCCAGGGAACCTTTAGACACAAGTGTTCCAAAAAAAGAATTAATTTATTTAATGCGATATAATAATGTGGTTAGAGCAGCTGAAAAAAGAGTTTTTGGCAGAAATAATTATTTGGTTAGATATCCATTTTCCAACACGCCCCCAATACCTTTACTAGATGCAGCGGATCAATTTGTAAAGGGTAATATGGATAGATGGATGGATGAAGCTGTTGATAATGCCGTGAAAAAGGCTAAAAGAGGTATGTAAATATGACTTATGAAATGAAGAATATTAGGAAAGAGGATACATCTTTATATTATTATTTAAAACATGTGGTTTTAGAAGAAGCTTCATGTGATGAAGATAATGTTTATGTTTATGAAGCTTTAACAGCTATGGCTCCATCTCCCACTGAGCGCGGGAGGGGTTGGGTGTATATAGATACTTGTTCAGGAACTACTACAATTTGTAATGTAGATGCTAATGGTAATCAATTAACATCTTATCCTGTGGCAAGTGGAATTAAGGAACAATCTAATAGAATTAAAGTCTATGATTCAAATTTAAATGTTATAAATGAAAATGAATATTTAATAGATTATATAGATGGAAGAGTCGTTACTTCTGGGACAGTTAGTCCTGCATATATCGATTATTATTGGTATTATATAAGTTTAGTTGATGAATGGGCGGCTATTTCAGCAGCCGATCCGCCGGTTGTGGTTATAGATTTAATGGGTACAGATAAAACAGGATACCAATTAGGACCAGGAAGACGTGTTGTGAGGAAAGTAGATATTCATATATTTGCATCAGATCCAGCAGAACGAAATGATGTTGTTGATACAATATATGATGGGTTGTATTTAAAATGTGCACCACTTTATGATTTTCCAAATGGAACAATGTTAGAATATGATGGTACATGGTATGGAAGAAAGAGTAATATGAATAAACTAACCACGTTGTTTGATAACAGTACGTTAGATTATTTAGGTACTAATATTAATGCTACTATTGGTGGGATTGTACAATTTGAAAATGTGACTTCAAGACATATTAATTTACCATTAATTATGACAAGAAGTCAAGATGAAGTGTTATTAAGCGACCTTAATGCATATAGGTCAAAAATAAGTTTTGATTTGGTATATTATACATATATTTAACTAACCTCTGTAATAATAGAGATTATAAATTTTTGAAAAAGGTGAAGGTTTGCTGCGTCAGACCTGCCTCAGTTTGATGGTAGCAACAAGGACGATTTAAAATTTACCGACCTGATAAATTTTTTATTAAAACGGATAATGGGAGGATTAAAAAATTATGGCAAGAAATAGAATAATTTATGCAAGTCAGTCTGTATGGTGCAATGGTGAAGTGCTTTACAGAGTACAGTCACTTGGAAGCACTACAACATTTACGTCTGAAGACATCTTCGAGCTTGGTCATTTAGACATCATCGATGTTGTGGATGACGTTCCTGCCGTGGCGGTAACACTAAATACTAATGACTTTGGTGACTTGCGTACACTGGCTACTTTAGCCCAGTTAGCTCCTGCCAAGAAGGGTATGACAGAAACAGCTTCAGATTCTAATGCGAACCTGGTTGTTGTTAGTGGTACTGATCTTGTAGAAACAAGTACTTTCCTTCACGGTGTTGCTTTAGCTGACTTTGCTATTGTGTGCGGTAATTTACCTGGTGTTAGTATTTGGGCACCTGTCCAGGACGAATGTTCTCTTGGCACATTGGCTGAGAATATTGACCAAACATTATTCTTGGACGAAGTATTCATCAACAGTTTAGAATTCGGTTATACCACTGGTGCTAATGCTACTGAAAATTATGGGGCGGAAACTGATAATAAAATGTGGTTACTGAATGATGGTAGATTTGTAAACTGGGATGCATACACTTTAGATGGCGCAGATATTTCCAATGGTTATGTAGATCTTACTTTAGCTTCAGGTACTACTGTAACAGCTCTATCTGATGGTGGAGCTTCTGGTTTCTTAAGAAAAACAGAAGGTGGTGCTCCAGCTGTAACGTGGTATGATACAGATGCCGGCGAAGTTATGAACGTTGAAATAGCTACGTCAAGTGCTGATACAGCTACATATTGGTATGAATTGTTAGGTACTGGAATAACTAGAGTGCATTTCCCAACAACAGGAAATTATATACCTGTTGCTACTGATAGACTACAGATGTTGTATGCTGCTGATGGTTATGGAAGTGCTGCAACCAGCACTTATTTCACAGCGTTAGACGATGTTGATAGGCCTGATATGATCGGTGCTTTGAGACAGGGTCAAGTAGAAGTTTATATTGTTTCTCCTACTGATGGTGCGTATGACGTTGCTTGGAGATTAACTGGTTGTACTATTACAGCAGACTTAACACGTGAAGCTTTAAGTGAATTGGGACATCTTGCTCCTTATGACCGTCCACTAACTTTACCTATTCCTATTACAGTAACAGTTGACAGTACTGCTGGGGACCTTGAGAACTGGTCTAAGTTTGCTGATAAACTTACTGAGTTTGATGCTGATACATTGGATGATATTGACCTTACAGATCTTATGAAATCTGAAGATCTTAAACTGGTTGTGAAAGTGTTCGCTCAAACTGATGAGGAAGCTGGTGGAACAGCTGATAATAGATTAGTTTATACTGGTTCACCACTTGTTGGACAAAGTTATTGGGTTGATGGTGTAGAAGCCACATATGCTTCTGCTGGTGTAAGAGAGTACGCGCTTAAAACTATTGTCGTGGAACATTTAAAGATTACTGATGAAGGAGCTACATTAGACATGGGTGCTAATATGACACAGACATTTGGTTTTAGATCCACAAATGACTTGTTTGTTGTTAAAGGTGATGTTTCTATTGCAAACATTACTGGTGATTTCAAAATTAGAAGAAATGGCTAATGATATACGGATAAATGGGCGGTACCATAATGCCGCCCATTTATAAATTTTTTATGGGAGGAGTATAGGATATGGCAGATGATAAAAGTAGGGATAAATTAAATAGATTGATAAATGATGAAGTAACTAAGTTATTTGAAGCGGCCCTTGATTATGCACAGGTAGCATGCCCTACTGCAGATACATATAAAGTTTTAAGATCAAAAATTCTTAGGGTAGGAAATAATTGTATACGGAACCTTAGGAAAAAACTTGAACATTATGATGTGGAATACAAGGCGACTGCTGAGGACATAATTGAAGTAAAACAAAAATAAAAGCAAAGGTAACGGAGGAGGTAAGAAAATGGCAGAAAAGAAAAAGGTTGATGAGAGACGTAGTTTTTTAGGACCGGATGGAATTACAAGTTATTATATAGCGGCCCCAACGTCTGATGATATAAGAGGAGCGGATTGGGAATATAGTAAAATGTTTACCAGATGTTTAATGGAAGGTATAACAACTGCCGCTGAAATGTTGGATTTATTAAGGCGTAGAGGTATTATAGGTCCAGAATTTGAGCAAAGGTCTGCAGAATTATCAGAAGAATTAACAAAGAAAACTTTAGCTCTTGAAAATGCTAAAAGCATGGAAGAAAAAAGGGAGCTAGCTATTGAAGTAGCCGCAGCTAGAGAAGAACTGTTTCAGTGGAATCAAAGACAAGCCGGCCCAATGAATAACACTTCTGAACAAATTTCTGATGATGTTAGGTTGGAATATTTAACTGCTTGTATGATAGAAACTGAAGATGGTAAAAGGGTTTGGAATTCTTACGATGAATATCTTACAGAACAAAGCCAAGCATTAGCTGTTAGAGCTAGGTTTGAGGTTATGTTATTCTTACAGGGATTAGATTCTGATTTTCTTGAACAAACTCCAGAAGCCCAGGCTATGAGAGAAATAGAGTCTGATATTTTAAAACAGGCTGAGGAAGCTTTGAAAACTATTGAACAGTTGGAAAAGGAAGAAGAAGAAAAGAAAAAAGAAGAAAAACCTAAAAAGAAAACAAAACCTAAAACAACTAAAAAAAGAACTACTAAAAAGAAGCCTAAAGATGAGTAAGGTGAGTTATGGATATTACTCACGAAGACTTAGAGAAATATTTGTCTAGAATATTTACAGGCGTCGGATTAGTTTATATAAATAATGGCTCTATGGATATTTGTGTTGAATTTAGATCACCTAACAATGCTATTATGCTTAGAGCCAATTTACTTTTCGATAAAATGTATAATAAAGCTTTGTCGGATGGAATATTATCTTCTGAAAAATTGGAAAAATTAATGAAGAGAAGAAATATTTTCACCGAGGAAGATGAAGAAAAAATTGAAAAGTTAAAAGCGCAATTAGAAGCGCAAGAATTACTCTTGGCCAAAACAACTGTTGTTAAGGCCAAACAAGATAGATTAAAAGGTATTATAAAAAAGATTAAAGATGAAATAAACGAGATTAGTTTCAAGAAAAGTTCTAAAATGTCTATGTCTGCCGAGGCTAAAGCAGATGAAAGTAAATTGTTATATTTATGTTGGGCAAGTGCATACGATGCTGATACAGGTGATTTACTGTGGCCAACATATAATGATTTGTTAAAAGAAACTAATCTATTTTTTAAAGATAATATTTTCTTAGAATTTTTAAAATTTAATAGAGGTATAGATACTAGAATTGTTAGATATATAGCTAGAAGTAATTTATGGCGGATAAGATATGTAACAAGTTTAAAAACGTCGGAAGCTCTTTTTGGAGTACCGACGTCTGAATATACAAATGATATGTTAAACTTGGTTTATTGGTCAAATTACTATCAGAGCATTTACGAAATGCTTCCCGAAGATAGACCCTCTGATTTAGTCATAGAAGATGATGAAGCTTTGGATTCTTATATGCAAAGTTATTATGATGAAAGGAATAAAGAGGATGCGGCAAGGCGCAGTAAAAGAAGAACTCAGGGGAAACTATCTGCATTTGATAAAGAGGAAGTAATCGTTACACAATCTAATGAATTATATGAAGATATAAAATATGACAAACCAAGAGAAGCACAAAGAATTAAAGATAAGGCGATGATTAAGAAAAGGGCTGGGAGTAGGAGATAGAATTAGGTAGCGATAGTAAAAGATCCATGATTATGTTTGACGGAGGTGCGCTTCTTGGCTGATAAAACTTATGACATCAATATTTCTGGTGCAACTACTGGCGGTGCTGCTGGTGGGGGTGCTAGAAAACCACCTAATACTGCAAGTATGGATAGGCTTTTAAAAGCTATCGAGGCACTTGTACGTGCACAGAAATCAGAAACAGCTAAAGAATTAAAACCCCTTTTTGAAAAATTAATAAGAGAGTTAGCAACTGCATCTAAGCAGCCTAAAACTATAAAAGACACAGATTTACGTGGTATGGCATCAGATTTTGCCAATGAAACTGCTAAACAGTTAAATAAAAGAGTTTCTAAAATATATGCTGGTGCTAAACAACCTGGTGGTGCAACTCCTGACATCAATAAAACATTAAATACTTTATTTAAAGGTATGGATAAGCAATCACAGGCACTTGTAGGCCAAATGGTGGCTGCATTATCCAAAAGAGGTATACAAGTAGATCCTAAAGAATTCAAAAATTTAGAGCGTGGAATAAGTAGTGGTTTAAAAAGAATAATAGAAGCTAAATCTGGCGCTGAAATTAGAGAGCTTAATAAAATAGCCAACACTCTTAAAAACACTACATCAGAGATAGGTAATTTAGTAAAAATTATAGCTAATTTAAGAAAGAGCGGGGGCGGAATAGATTTAACTGAAGTAGGAAAACTTGTTGAAAGTTTAGCTAAAGTAAATAAAGGAATGAAGGATGTAAAAGATTCTACTGGTAAAGCTGCTGAAGTTATCAAGAAACTTCCTGAAGAAGTAAAAGGTCTTACCAATGCTTTTGGTGATGTTAAAAAAGCTGTAGTGCAACAAGTTTCCGGTGTCAAACAACGTGCAAAAGATGATCCTAAGGTTTTTGCTCAATTAACAGCTCAAGCTATAGGTAATACATTAGAAAAGTCCCGAGCTTTTAGAGAAAGTGATTTAGGAAAAGCTTGGAAACAATTTGAAAAGACTACAACCAGCATGAAAGAAGTTGCTGGAAAAGTTGAAGATCTTCGCAAAGAAATAGTTAATATGAGTAAAAAAGGGGATCTACCTGCCCCAGAGTTTAAGAAATTAATAAACCTTTTAACTACACATTTAACCAGAAGAGCACCTGTTGCAGGTGTAGCTCCTGAAGAAAAAGGTGTTTTCAAACAAGCTAAAAGAATAGTTGGGACCTTAGAAAAGATAGCTGTTGAAGTAGATACTACCAAAGCCAAAAAAGAGATAGATGATCTTGTAGCTTATGGCAAGAAAAGTATGAAAGATATGTTTGGTGAAGGGGAGGTATCTAAAAATTTTGAAAGAGAAATGGATAAGGTTCAAAAAACTTTTGAAAAAACTTTTAAAGCTATAGAACGAGCTTCTTCATCATTTTTTTCAAGAGAAACACCAATAAAAAAGAATGTTCTTCAAGCTAGAGAAGCTTTAAAAAGTGGTGATGTCCAAACAGCTATGCACAAGACAGTTAAAGCTGTGCAAATAGCAGAAATGCCATCAAATGTTAATAAAGAGTTGAAAGAATTAAAAGAAACTGTTATAACATTTAATGATAATATGAAGATGGCTAATATTGATCCTGCTACTGTTAAAAAATGGACAGCAGCTTATGAAGAACTCACATCTGCTTCAGAAGGCGTAGCTATAGAGGCCAAAAATTTAGGCAAAGTATTAAAGGAAAAAAATGCTGAAATCAAAATTTCTCTTGGTATGATAGCTAAGAAAATGTCAAAAGAGTTTGAAACCATGTTTCCAGAAGATGATGTTATGTCACGTGGTATGAAAGTGATGATGGAAAATATAAGGTCTTCTATATTAAAGAGTAATTTTCCAAAAGCTATTGAAGATATAGCTCGTATTTCTAGTACGATTCCTTCAGAAGAAATCCATAGAGATTTTGCCAAATTACTTAAAGGTATATCAGATTATACAAATGTTCTTGAAGAGGCTGGTGAGGTTAAATATGCTAAAGATTTAAATAAAGTCTCAGAAAGAGCTTATAAAGTGTTGAAATCAGCTGGTGAAGGATTAGAAGAATTTTATAAAGAGACAGACAAAACTGTAAAAGAAGCTAAAGCAATTAGTAAAGAAACAAAAGAGGTAGCAAAAAAGACTAAAGAAATTACTAAAGAAATCGATGAAGTAAAAAAAGCTTATGCAAAAGGTAAGAAAATATTTGGTGATATAGATTTTAGGACTAAAGAAGCTGGATTATTGCAAGAAAAGAAAGCTAAATTTTTAACTACTCAACCACAGAAATTTGCAGATGAAACTATATTACCTGGTATTGAATATAAATTAAGTAAAACTAAACGACCTAGTTATGGTATAGGTGTACGTAAAGAAGCAGAAGAAGTGATAACTGATTTATCAAAATCTTTAGATCAATTACAAAAAGACATTATAGGAGGTTTGGAGAAAGGTTTTGAGGAAGGCGGTAATCGTTGGGCTATCATAGATAAAGAATTTAAGAAAGTAGGTAATCAGTGGCGTTTAGGTATAGCTAATATTAGAAATATGATGGATGATTTAGGTGACACAGTAAAAGCAGATACTCCGCCAGCAGAAATATTAGAAAAATATAGAGAAAAACAAATAACAAGACTTACAGCAGCTACCCCATTACCACTTGAAAGAGCTAGAAAAGTTGGCGAATGGTTAAAAAAGAGCACCGTAGGAGATATAGACGATCTCAGAGAGGTCCTGAGTGATGCTGTTGTTGGTATATTAAGTGAAATTAAATCCGCGCCAAAATTTGCTGCAGGGGAAGAAGTAAGTTCAGAACTAGCAGAAGCTATAAATAATAGATTGGCAGATGAATTAAAATCTGTTTTTGAAAAAACTTATGCTAAAACTAAAGTTGAAAGTGGTATTTTAGAAAGAAAACTTACAAGACAAGTAGCATTACCGGCAGCTGAGATATCTACTATGGGCGGAGCTATTTTCAGAACTAAACATGGAAGTGAACGTGCTGCCCCTAGATTTGCTACGTATAAAACTGGTTTTGAACAGTTATATGATATAATGGCTGAAAGACGTATATTCGAGGAAAAAGGTGATTATGAAGTTGCTAGGTTAATAGAAAATATAGGTTTTAGACCAGAGAAAACAGGACGTTTAAAAGAGGCTAAAAAGTTAGCACAAGATTTATTTACAAAAATGTCTGCATCTGGACAAGATGAGTTTATTTTAGAACAATATAAAGAAGCTGCTACCATGGTTGGGGCTAAGAGGCAACGTGCTGGTGTAGGCACAATAGCTGAATTTGAGAAAAAAACAAATGAAGCTGTGGAAAATTTCAAGAAAACCCAACAAGATGTAGTTGAATTTATGAAGTATATGGAAGATTTTGGTATTTCTGCATATGATGTAATTAAATCTATGGAGACTATAAAATTTGAAAATGTTTATGACATCTATAGAAAAGTTATTAAAGGTACAGAGGAAGGTTTAAAACCACTGCAGCAGTTAGCATCTGCACCAAATTGGGACAGCGCTATTAGAGGATATGAACAAGCTCTTAGATCAGTTGAACAATTATTACCTGTAATAGAACCCGGTAGAGTGAAACGTGGTAAGCATTATGAGAGCACATTAACAACAATGTTTCAAACTTCTCCTCTGTGGAAAATATCACGTGAAGGAAAACCATCTCAATATATTAGAGGTGGGGCTAGAGGTGTAGGGCCAGAGGAACAGAAGAAAAGGATACAAGATATAAATATGAATTTGAGGGATTATTTACAGGAGGTTGGTGAATTATATAAAGCTGGCCAAGAAGTGACCCCACAAATGGTGAAAAGAAGAGAAAAAGTAAAACTTCCTGCTGGAGTTGCAACTATTTCTACTTTAGGACCGCCGGAGGCTCAAGCCGCTTCTTATGAAGAATATCGTCCTGAAGCTAGATTACCAGCAGAACAAAAATTCCTTAAATCTTTAGATGCTACAGCTATAAAAATGTATACCGAAAAACTTCTTGAACAAGCGCCTTTTGGTGAATTCGGTCGTATGGGTAGAAATATAGCTAATGTTACTGCTGCTATGAGTTCTTTTGCTGAAGGAGAAGTTAAAGGTATAGAGGGTTTAACTACGCAATTCCCATCAATGAGGACCACAAAAGAAAGAGATATTATAGCTGCAGGTAGATATGGTCAAACTGGTTATGGATTTAATGTTTTGGCAGAGCTTAAACATTCCGCCGCAACTTTTGAAGATCAAATTATTATTTCAGGTAAATTAGCAGATGCTTTAACACAAGCCGTTAGTAATTTAATCAAACCTTCTGCTGCTGGTCGTTTAGGAGCGCCTCTTGGATCTAAAGGAGCAGTTACACCTATGGAGGAGAAGACTGTCAGGGATGTGACTAATAAAGAAATAAGAGATGCGGCAAGAGAATTCATGGAAATATTAGGTGTTCCTGAAAAGTATAAAAAGGAAGCTGATAAAGCTTTAATAGAAGATGTAAGGAATTTGATAACAACAGTTAGAGGTGAAAGTGTAGAAGTACAAAAAGGTAAATTAGTAGAAGTATTTATGTCTAATTTTGCCAGAAAATTCGTTACAAGATATGGAACTAAAGGTGTTAGTGTCAAAGCAGCTGGTCCAGAAGGTTTAGGTGTAGCAGAGATTCCTAAGAGTATGGGTCAATTAGCTAAAGAAATAGTAGAATTTATAGAAAAGAATGAAAGTTTAATGAAAAAAGCTTCTCAATTTGCTGCGCCTTCTATTAAAAAAGAAGGTTTTACTAAGTTGAAAAGTGATTTAGTAGCATCTGGTAATAAATTCATGTTAAGTTTGTTCAGTGATGTCACTAACGAAATGGCACAAAGTTTAGGTGTAGAAGAAGAAATTGAGAAACAAGCGGAAATTTATAAAAAATTTACTAGAATACTTAGAGATGCACTTGGTGTGGAGGCTTTACCTAAAGATATAGCTGGTATAGGAAAATTAAAGGAATTATATACAGAAAAAGTTGGTGGTAAATTAGCTGCTGAAAAACCTATAGAAATAAGGATAAGTTCTTCTGGTATAGCTAAGAGAGGTTTGCAAGCTGAATTTCTTGAAAGTATAATGGGTAATATAGTTGGTGCTGAGGCCGGTGGTATTACCACAGTGCAACCAACAATACCTGCTGATGTTATGAAGCAACTTCTAGGTACAGGAGAACAAAGAGGACTGCTTGCTAAATATTCAAAAGCTTTAGGTTATGTTGGAGCGCCAAAACCAGAGGAAGAAATAAGGAAAGAATTATTTGAAAAATATATAGCTGAAGGAAAAGAACCTGAAAAAGCTAAGATATTAGCTGAGAAAGGTGCTGCTCTTGAGGCTATGTCTAATTATTATACTAAAATACGAGATGAATATGGAAAAGCTGCTAAGTCTATTGTAGGACCTAAATTCGTTCAGATTGTTGAAGAACCTCATCAGGTTGAAGGTTGGAGCCCTAGAGATGTAGAACAATTAGCTAGGGGAGGAAAACTTAATGTACCTGCCATATCTGCTTATTCAACTATATTTGGTGAACAGTCAGCTTTAATGAAACAAATTAAAGGTGCCGGAGCAGAAACTTTTGAATCTAAAAAGCTTTTTGAATACATTAAAGCATTACAAGCTTTTAACACATCTAAAGAAGGGCAAGAGTTGGCTCAGAAATTAATGAGTGCTTCTGAGCTTGTAGATTTAGCTGAATTAAGGCCTTTCACAGAACGTACAGGAACGTTTTTTAATGAGCAAGATGTAAAAAGAAGTTTAAAAAGTACTATTTTAGATATAGAAAAATATAAAACCGCTTTGACTGTACAAATACCCAAAGCAAGAGGTGCAGCCCCCGGAGAACTTGAGAGAGAGCCTTTTTATATTCCTGGACCTTTAGCTCGACAAACTTATCCAGAGGAACTAGTTGCTGGTGAAATGGGGATGGATAAAATAGCCAGAAGATTACAGGATGTAATTAATAGAGCTATAGAAGTGGAGCAAGCTGCTGGTGGAATGGGCGGAACAATTGGAGATAAATCTATTGAAGAGTTAGACGCTTTGATTAGGGAAGAGATTTCCAAATTATTAAAAGAATCACAAAGGGCAGTTGGTGCACAAAGACGACAAGAAATATCTACACAATTATTTAAAGGTTTAAAAAATATACCTATAGAAGAAGCATATAGAGTTGAAGCTGGTCTTCCAGAAGGCACATTAGAAACTGATTATATTAATGATTTTTTTACTAGATTTAAAGATCAATATTTAGAGGAAGGTAAAAGTATAGATGAAGTTTATAAATTAACTATAAATAGAATGGTCGATATATTAATAGGTCCAAGAAAAGGAGGATTAAAAGGAACTCCGAGCAAAGTAGAAAAATTAGTTGGAACGGGTGATATAAAAAGAGTACAATCTTTAGCCAAAGATTTAGGTTTTGATAAAGCTACTGAGGATGAGTTAAATAAAAAACTTGTATCTTTACAAAAAGCTAAAGTAGCTTATATGAGAGATTTATCAGAATCTATTTTAGGTAAAACTGGTGCTATTGGTGGTGCTGTATTTTTAAGAAAAACGCCTGCTGTTATGGCTAAGGCTATATCTGCAGTAACAGATCGTACAGCAGAGCTAGAAGAATTTAGCAAAAGATTAGGGGTTATAGGTGAAAGTTTTAAAGAGTTCTCTTCTGATATACCTGAATTGGAAAAATTAGATGAAATGGCTTCTGCCATTGATGACATAAGAAAAGAACACGCTGAATCTGTGGCTAAATATAGAGAATTAGGTATGCCTGTTTTAGGTCAACATGAGTTAGGTGTTCCAAAACATTTAGCAAAGAAAATTCCTGTCAAATTTGAAAAAAGATATGAGATGGTAGAAGGTATGCCATTTCTAACTAAAAAACCTAAAGTTAGATCTACTATAGAATCTAATTTAGCTGCCATGTTAGAATATAGAGATGCTTTGGAAAAAGGTATGGAAAAAATGGCCGAATCTGGGATGGGAGTTACAGAAGATGTTCAAAGACTTAAATCTTTTATAGATGAAGAATTAACTCCTTACATAGAAAGTGTTAGATATCCATTTACTGGTGTTTCTTCTATTCAACCATATAAAGCTAAGATATTACCATCTGTCAGAACTGAGGAAGGAAGAGATGTATCTAAGTTTGCGTTAGCTGTTCCTGGAGTGCCTGAAATGCGTCTCACTGGAAAAGGCGGTTTTAATGAACAAATAAAACAATTAAAGGGTGTTGCAGATGCAGCTTTCGAATTAAGAGAAAGTCTTTATAAACAAGCAGAAAGAACAGGTGCTGCTATCCCAGAAGATAAGCTTGAGAAATTAAATACTCTTATAGATACTTTAAATCAGGCTCTTTCAGATGTTATTCCTAAATACGCTGCTGTTCAACAAAAACTGGATTATGATGGTGATATGATCCAAATTCATTCAGCTACTTTAGCAGAAGCTCGTCAAGATATAGAGAAGCATTATAGAAGTATGACTGAATATACAAAAGGTATGGGAACTTCTGCGCAAATGTGGAGAGATATTTGGACAGCAGGTGAAATTACTCCAGGTACAAGTAAAGAATATCCTTTAGCTGATATAATGGCGGAATTTGAGAAGAAATGGCCTGCGGAAAAAGGATATGAATTTTTAAAAAGACCAGAGCTTACAGAAAAATTAGATTATATAACACCACAAGAACAACTTAAATTTTTAGCAGCAGCAAAGGCACCAGCCGGAGCTGATGAAACAGCTGTTTTACAAGCTATGGTAGACGTATTAAAAAGTATAGTTGAAGAAGTTGTAACAGAGCCTGGTCCAAGAATGCAACTTTTAAAAAATATAGAAGAAAATACAAAAGCAGGGGTAAAAACTCCAGAAGGATTATTAGAGGGTATACAAAGTTTAGATAAAACTTTCGAATCCGATCTATCAAAATTAGTAACTGCTGGTATAAAAGATAGATTATATGAAAAGAGATATTCAGATGCTATCGTAGCTCAATTATTTAAACTCCACACAGGTATTCAAACTGAAAGTGTTTACAGATTACATAGATTAGCAGAAAGACGTGTTGGTTTTGGTCCTGGTATGATGGCTCCAATGGAGAAAGGGTATCGTACAAGTCCAGAATTTGCTAAGAGATGGCCTTCTGAACTTAAAGTATTTGGCGGTGTAGCTCCGGAATCTGAAATACACACATTCATAAATGAATTAGAACGTTTTGCTACACAAAAAGGTATGGATGTAAAACATGCCGGAGCGCGACCTGTAGCCGGTGAGATTGCTGAAAGTTTATCTAGAGGTAAAGTGGGAGTTGAAGGTTTAATTGGGGAGTTAGCAAATGCACTTACAGACAAAGAATCTGAATATAAACAATTAGCTGAATTTTCTGAAGCAAGTAAAGAAGCTATAAAATCTAGGTTAGGCAAAATGTCAACAGCAGAGATTGTTGCTGATGTAAAGAAAATTACAGAGGCAAGAGGTTTACCTATGCCTGAGATTACAGGTAGGGAACAAGCTATGTCGGAAGCTGTGGAGCTAATAGGTTTCGAAGGTTTTCTTAGAGAGCTAGCTATACAAATAGAAGAAGATGCTGTTAATGCTTTTGTTGCTTACCTAGAGTCTTTAGCTCCAAGAGCTAGATATAGACTTATGGGTAAGCGAAGAGGAATGGATATAAAAGAATTTGCTAAAGTAAGAGTACAAGAACAAATGGCTCCTGAAGGTCCAGGTTTGCGTTTAGCTAATATATTAAGACAAACAGAACCTATGTACGCTTATAGAGGTATAGGGGCTAATATACAAACTTTAGCGGATGAATATGCTAGAACTTCTTTACAAGCTATAGAAGTACCAAAGGAATTAGTAGGTACAGGTTTTGAAGAAACATATAAAGATGTACAAGGAGTATCTAGAAGTATTCAGAGAACTTTACAGGAAGTGAGTCAAATTAAAGGTGGAGGTACTTATACAGAATTAGTAACAAGTACCTTAGAAAATATATATAAAGATCAAAGTAGATTAGAATCTATTTTAAGTAGACTTAAAGATGAAGGGTATCCTATTGGTGAAGCTCCTGGCATAGAGACTCTTGGTGAAAGAATGTTTGCTGGGGGTATGCCTGAAATACCAAGTATCACTAAAGAAATTATAGCTCCTGTTGGTGAGGGTTTAGAATCTGCTGGTTGGGTTTTAGACAGTATGCAGAAGAAAGTGGATGAGTATTCTAAACTTGCAGGTGTGGCACCACTTGGTCCAGAAATAAAAAGAGCTATTGAATTTGGAGCTCCAGCAGAGGAATTTGCAAAGAGAGCTAAAGAGAAATTTGCTGATATAAAAGATGAGGAATTAAGAGCAAAAGAAATAGATAAGTATGTAGAAAATATGGTAAAAAAAGCATCTGCAGTTGCGCAGATGGATAAAGTTATCTCTGTTTTACAAACTAAAGTAAAAGAAAGAGATTTTATTACACAACTGTTCCCTTCAGAAGCTGATCTTAGTAGAATGGTCAAATCACAGATTGAATCTGATATTACCAAACCTACCAGAGAATTATTAACTGAACAAGTTAGAAAGATACCTTCCGGAGCTGCTGGCGGAAAACCTATTTTTGGTTTAGAAGAACAACCACCAAAACCAGGTATTCCTACTGGCGGTATTGGAGGAGGTGCAGGCGGAGGAGCTAGAGAAAGACTCATCGCAGGAGGTGCTGGCGGCGGTGTTGTAGATGTATTTGTGGTTGGTGTTGCGGAAGGTATAGGTTTAACTTTTACTCCTGCTGGTGCTATGCAAGGAAAAATAGAAGCAGCTAAAGTAGGAAAACCTAAAGATGATTTAGAATCCATAGTAAATGAGTTAACAAGGTTGGATGAAAAAGCTAAAGGTATAACAAAAACCATGCGAGCTACTTATGAAGATGTGTATAGGGCAAGTGGTCTTGCTGGTGGAGGAACTTTTGGTTATAAACGAGGTGTATTTGAAGGACCAGAATTTAAAAAATCTCAAGTAGCTGCTATAAAACGTAGAATGCGAGGAGTGGAAGAAACTGATCCTCGTATGCAGGCATCTGCTTTTTATGGTACAGCTTTACATAAAGAGATACAAGATTTAGAAAGAAAGAAATTAGAAAAAGAAACAGGTGGTAAAGGAACTTATGATATTGAAAGATTTGTTGAGTATTATGATGCTATAGGTGGTTATATAACTGGACATGTTGATATGATTCAACAAAAACTTGATGATGCTGGAAATGCTGTAGATGAAAAAGTGGTGGATATAAAAACTGTTAGTGAAGGTATGGTAAAAAGATTTAAAAAAGCCGGCATTGTTAAGTTTAAAGATATCGAATCTATGGAAGAAGCAAAACTTCTTACTAACTATGATATAAAGAAATTAAATGAAGTTGCTTCACAAATTAATTTATATCTAAAAGCTGTTGCAGAGGCAAATGATGTTGCTGCTGAAAGTTTAAAGGGCGAAGCTTGGTTTTATGATAGAGATGATATAAAAAATATGGCTAAAATAGAATTTGAGTTTGATCCTAAAAGATTGCAGCGTGATATGGAAGCTGTGAATGAAGCTAGAGAAAGTATAATGCGAGATTACGGTAGCCAAGGTTTTGCTGAAGCACAACACCGTTTAGATTTAACTCGTGCAGAACAAAAACGGAAGATGGGAGAACCAACTTTATCTGCTGCAGAATGGAAATCTTTTTCTGAATTATCTAGAGAATATTGGGGCAAGATGAAAGGGAGAACCCCTTGGACTTATGAATATAGGGAAAGAGAACAAGAGTTTCCTAAAATGTTGCGTCCTTATGCTAAGAAAGCTCAGAGAGAAAGATTTGAACAATATGATATACCTAAAGCACCTGCTACTGGCGGAGCTATATTAGATGTTTTTGAAAATCTCAAAGAATGGCATGATTCTGCTAAAGAATTTGCAATGGAAATTAGTGGAATAGGTTTTGATACAGCAGATTATGAAAAAATGGCACCACAAATAAAAGAAATGTTGGAAGATGTAAAAACAGGTGGTCCACGGGGAACAGAATTTTACGATTTATTAAGTGATTTACAAGAAGCAGAATATATAACAGGTCCAGAGCTTTCAAAAGCATGGAGATATTATAGAATAGCTGTAGGGGATTTCTTTTTAGCAGAGGCAGAAAGAGCTAGTAAAATGGAAGAAGAGTTTAAGAAGGTAGGTAAATTAGGAGCTGCCGGTGCTGAATATGGTAAAATGCGTTCTGCTTTAAATAATATGCAAAAATTTATAGAAAGAGGTTTAGGTAAAACTACAGATATTTATACAAGTAGAAGACGATATATAAGACCTGATCTTGCTCAAGAACTAGGTTTATACCTTACTCCTAAACAACTTCTTGAAAGATCACAAGCACCACTAGAAACAGAGAAATTAAGAGGTATATTTGAAAAGAGATTAGTAGGAGATGTTACTGCAGGCACTAAGCTAACAGCTCCTATAGAAAAAGTCAGAGATGTTGTTAAAGATCTTAGTGGTGCTGATGATGCTATGCTTGATTTACTGACTGATGCTGAGAAATTCAGTAGAATGGGGGAGGATGTTGCTGAAGCATGGAATTTAGATGAAGTAGCTGAAGGAGTTGTTAAGTTAAGATCTGCATTACAATCGTTTTTAAAATTTAAATTTCAAGAAGGCGAGGATCTTGTAGAAAGAAAGAATTTAGAAGATACCCTAAGGCTTCTTAAAAATATAGAAGCAGCCTATACTCCTTTTAGAGGTAAAAGAGAACGTACTCCTGCCTGGGGAGAAATGGGACTTTCTAAAGTTCCAGGTATATTATCACCTAGAGAACAAGAAGCTATGCATATGCGAAATCTTCAAAGGGTGCGGGAATATTTTACCAAAACTGAACGTGAAGGTGGGCCACGTAGAGGTGAGCGTTATACATATAATGTAAAAGTTATAGGTGAAATGGGAGATGTTGTAAAGAATGTTGCATATGATTTTAAGAAATTAGGTGATGCTATAAATTTCGCTGGTGATAAAATGGGTATTTTTAAAGAAAGACAGCGAGATATAATGAAATATATGCAAGCAGGTAATCAAACTTTTAGAGCGGCTATTATGAGAGCTGTGAGGTGGGGTGCTGCGTCTAAGATTGTATATGGTGGTTGGCAGCAAGTATGGGATTCTGTCGGAGCACTTGCCGAGATAGAAACAGGTATAGCTAAGTTAAGAATGGTGATGAGTCCTTTAGAAACAGATTTCGGTATGCTTAGTGATTCTGCTGTTAAGTTTGCTAAACAATATGGTGTTTCAATACAGTCTGTTTTGGAAGGTATGAAAATTTTCGCCCAACAAGGTTTGGTACAAGAAGAAGTAATAGATAGAACTAGAGTTGCTACATTAGCCGCTAATGTTACAACACTTTCTGCTAAAGAAGCTACAGAAGCTTTGACGGCTGCTATGAAGATTTATGGTCAGGAAGGAGAAAGTGCTGTAAGATTTTTAGATGCATGGAGTGAAGTTGAAGCTAGACATGCTATAACAGCTGGTGATATGGCTAATGCTATTAAGAAATCAGCTTCTGCTGCTAAGAATGCTGGTGTAACATTTGATGAATTAAATGGTATTATTACTGGTATTGGAACTGTAACAAGACAGAGTGGTAGAGAAATTAGTACAGCTTTAAGATTTATATTCAGAAGACTTACAAGTGAAAAAGGGCCTAAAGAACTTGCTAAGTATGATATTCCTGTTTTAACAGGGGGAGCTGAACTTAGACGTGGTTATGATGTTCTTAATGATTTAGCTATGGCTTGGAAAGATTTAAGTTCTGCTCAAAAAATGAGTATTGCTCAAGCTATTGGTGGTACCAGACAGTATAATTCACTTTTAGTTTTAATGGATAATTGGAAAGAAGCTAATGAGGCTATCAGGGATAGTATTAATTCTAAGGGTTCAGCTGAAAGACGAAATTTAGAATTAATGAAAACCTATGCTAAACAGTTAGAACAAGTAAAAGCTGCTGCACTTGAAGTTCAGATGTCTTTAGGTAAAGTTGTCTTGCCTGTTTTCAAGGTGGGATTAACAGGTATAAAAGGTATTTTGGAAATGTTTTCAGCTATTCCAGCCCCAGTTAAAGCAGCAGGTGCTGCAATAACAGCATTTTTTACTTATGTAGCTAAGGGCGAAAGCATTCTAAATAAATTATATGATTTTGCTCTTGGTGGAAAATCAATGTTTAGTCAAATTATAAAAGGATTTTATGATGAATTTAGAACGACTGGTTTTGAAGTTTTGGGTAAAGGAGCAGGTGAATCTTGGTCTAAAGGTCTAAAAACGGTTTTCAAATATACAGATAAAGGATTAGAACAAGGCAAATTAAGGAAAGATTTTAATTCTGCGTTAGGTGAATCTACTTTCTTAATAATGAAAGCTGGCCAAGCTTTTAATAGGTTTGTGGGAGATGTGGCTGTAGGTAGTAGTGATATGGCTAATTCTATGGATAGAACTGTCCAAAAGATTGGAAAAACCATACAAGGTTTAGGAACTGGTCCAGCTTCTTTAAGGAGTTTTAAGGAATTAATAGATATAGTTAAAGGTGGGGGTATAAGTCCTGCTGGAGCTCTTAAGACAGCATTGGGTTTTGGTGTTTATGCTGCTGGAAAAGGTATGGAAGAAATGTCAGAAATGGTTATAGGAGGGATAGGAGATTTACTTGGAACGGGTGGAAGAAGTATGTTGACAGATTGGGCTAGTGCAAATACAGGTGTGGTAAAAAGTTTATTACCTATGATAACTACTCTGGGAGCACTTTATTTTTCACTTGATAAAGCAGGAGATTATTTTTCTAAAATAACTCAAAATGCAAAAGATTATGAAAAGAGCATGTATGGCATAAGACGAGCTAGTGATGCTCAAATTTCAGGTATACAAACTTTAATTAATGATTATGATCGACTATCAGAAAGTATAGTAGAATATAATAAACTCCTTGATCCTGAAGTAGCAAAGAGAAGAAAATCATTAAGAACTTATCAAAGCCCACTATTAAAAATGGGAGAGATTCTTGAGGAAGCTATAAAGGCTACTAATAAATTAGCTGAAAGTAATATTAATTTAGTTGCTGGTTATGATGAAATGGGCAATGCTATTTTGAGAAATGTAGGAAATTTAGAATCTTATTTAAATATATCAAAAAAGGTTGCAAAGGAAGAAAGAGCAAGAACAGAAGTTGGTATAGCAGGTAGATTTGCTTATGATTTAACAGAAAAAGGTGGCCCAGAAAAATGGAAATCTGGTATAAAGAAAGTTCTTAAGGAGCTACCACTTGGATTTGGCAAATTAGCATCTGATTTGGTTAAAGTTTCTCCGGCCAAAGTTTTGGATGAGCTCACTATGGAATTAAATAAATTACTTAGTATTAAAAATAAATTTCCTATGTCAACAGCTGTTGATGAAGATGTAAAAAGATTACAGAAATCTTTAAAAGAAGCTAGAACATTATTTAATGAAATGTATGTTGGTTTTAAAGAAACATTGTCTAAAATAGAAGTAGAAGGTTTAGATAAAAATGTTATAGCTGATATTTTTAGTGCTGAAGAATTAAGAAAAGGATTTGAAGTTGCACTTAAAAAAGAAACTAGATATAAAACTATAAAAGGATTGACAGTAGAGGATTTAATTGGTGCAGAAGTCTTAAAAGGAATATCACCTAAATTAGCTTCTTATATAGATGCTACTGCAGAACTTACTAAAGCTAGACTAACAAGTTCTATAGAAGAAGGGGTAGCTGGTATAGAGCCAGTTCAAAAATTATATGCAGGCAGAACTTATTTAGCTACTTTCCCAGATGTATATGGTTTAAAAGATGCTAATATGGCAGGGAAACAAGCTATAATAACATGGAAAAAGAATATAGATGGTGTTTATGAAGCTGTTGCTACTTATTTCAATAAAAAGACATTAAGGGTGGAAGAGGTGCCTTTTGGTGAAGAAATGGCTATGATGGCAGATGCCGTTTTTCCAGCTCAAAATTTGCAAGAAGTTGTAGAAAATAATATAGATCAATTTAATGAATTTGTAGCAGGAGCAGCTGCAGGTTTACGTGGTATAAGTGCTAAAGATTTTAAGCGGGAATTTACTTTAGGTGAGAGATTCTTTGGAGAAGTGCCTACTACTACTATATTACAAGGAGCTAAAGGTTATGTACCATTCGCCGGTTATGGTACGTCTCCTTTCCAAGAGGGTTGGGCAGAAGATATTAAAAAATATTTCTTTGAGCCTATGCAAGATTATAGTAAGAAGATAGAAGATTTTGCTAAACTCAGAGCGCGCGGATTAGAAACTGGAGAGACTGAAATTAGTCCAGGTATGGCGGAATCAATAGCTGAACTCCAAACAATTCTTAAAAATAATCAAGTTGTTTTTCAATATAATGCAGCTTGGGTTGATATGACTAAGGCTATGGCAGAAAGTATGAGAACTATGAAAGAAGCTATGGCTATAGAGAAAGAAAGACTTAGAACCATAAAAGTTGTTAGCGGAGAATTAGCTGGTATTTCTGAGGATCTGGTTGCGGATTTAGATTTAGGTATTAGAAGGGTAGAAGATTTAACCCCACACCAAGTTGCTTTACAAAGATCACCCGAATATATGGCTGGAGCAGGGTTATATAAAGATTTAGATCGTTTAAGAAAAAATGTAGAAGCCAATATAGAGTCGATTGCTAAAGCAAGTTCAGCTATGTCAAATATAAAAGAATATTCAGAAGCATTTGGTACTACTTTGAAGCCAGAAAGACTTGAAGATTTTGCTAAACAAGTAGCTGTGTTGGGTGATAAAGGAGCAGCCGCAATAACATTAGCGACTAATAAAGTTGCGGATAATACAAATCTAACTAATAAAAAATTAGATGATATACTCCTTGCTATAGGTGCCCCTGAACAAACAGAAGCGTGGTTAAAACAACAAGTCGATAATGCTAAGAGTAGCGATGATAAATTATCAGCTTTAGAAAAATTAGCTACAAGACGAGAGCATGAAATTAAAGCCGGTAATATGGATATAGTAATAGCTGCTAATAGACAGATAGATAAATTATCTAAATCTTTAGCTCAACAAGTAGGTTTAACCAAAGCTATGGAAATGGTTGAAGATAATTTCACTTTATTTAGAAAAGATTTTACTAAAGGGGAATTTTTACAAAGAGCTATGCCTATATCTCGAAAAGATTTATATAGTTTAATGAGACAAAGGCTTACTGCCGAAGAAATACCTTTACAAGACTTTCCTATGCTTGCTAAGGCTATCACCAGACTTGAAAAAATGCCTTTAGTTTTAGGCGGCGGTCTTGGTAAAATTTTAAAACTTGATTATCTTATAGCAACTGGTAAATCTGCAAGCAGAGATTCTATAGAAACTATGTCTGCTATAGAAAAAGACTCAAAGGATTTATATGAGTTAGAAAAAGAGAATGCTAAACGTGGTCTTTTAGATTCTAAAACTATGCAAAAAGCTCAAGTGGCTGCTGCAACTTATTTCGCACTAAATAAAAAATATTCTAATACTGCTATTAAAAAATATGATGATCAGATAAAGGTTTTAGAGGCGCAAGCTAAAATTCAAGCTACAACTGGTGATATATCTACCAGAGAAGCTAGAACAAGACCTATAATCCAAGAATTGGAAACTGTAAAGGAAGCTAGAGGTAGAGAGCAGAGCGCGGCAGATTTATATGGTATGGTCAGAAATTTTTCAGCTTTAGGTTTAACTGCTACAACTTTAGGTAGAGTTTTTGGAATGACTGAAAAACAAATTAAAGGTATGGGTATTGGTGCTATGGGGACATATCTAGCTTTTCAGTTGTTAGCTAATATTACTGGTAAAGAAGTACCGGAATCTGTTAAAGAATTTGGAAAATCTTTGAATGAAGTTGGAAAAACAGTTTTAGAAAAAGGTAGTTTTGAAGATTTATCTATGGCAGCAAAAGCTGGTTATAAACGTACAGCAGACGCAATGATGGCTGATGTTAAAAAATATAAAGAAGCTAACATTAAAGTGTCGCAAGATGTTTTTGAAGGGTTAAATGTTGAAAAGCTACAAGAAAGTTTTGAAAAAGCTTCTCAAAGCATGTTAGATAGAGAACAAAAGATATCTGAATATAAAGCTTTAGGCCCGGATTACAAAAAATATGCCGAATTATATGAAAAACATTTAGCAGAAAGAATGAAGGAGTATAAAGAATCAGGTTTTGCTGGTAAAGGTTATGAGGAATTATTAGCTAGACAGAGTAAAGAAATGTTTAATTTCATGAAGAAGTATGATTATGAAATGCAAGATTTAATTTTGGAAAGATTTCCTATTACAGGAGGTGGTAAAGAATATGCTGAAGATGTAAAAAAACTGTATGAAGCTAGTATAAAAGAACAGGGTAGAGAAAGATTTATAGAAGATCGTACTGGAGGTATGTTCGCAAGAGAATTTTCTAAATTACTTGTAACAACATTAGCAACCACAATGACTGGAGTATTAATTGATCAACAACGTACTGATTATGCTACGTTGTATAGTCAAGCAGAAGACCAAGCAAAAGAAATGCTTAAAATAGCTGAGAAACATCCTGAAGTTTTAGATGAGGTTTATAAAGATTATTTTGCTACTATGAAAGAAGCAGGTGAAAAAGGACTTATACCTAAAGAGTCTGTAGATAGAGCTATAGATACCGTCAAAGAATATGCTACGCACCAAGATAATTTAAACCAAGTTATGGCTGAAAATAGAGAGAAATCAGAAGCTGTAAATAATATTTTTAAAAAATTAAATGATACTTTAGCCTCTTTAAGAACAGGAGTTGGGGAGTTAGAGAAATCCATGGATGATATGGCAGCGTCTCTTAAGAGTTTAGGTGCTACAGAATTTGCTGAAAGTTTAGCTGGAATGAAGGAATATAGAGAAGACGTAGGCAAGATGTTTGGAGGAGCGCATCCTTTAGCTGGTGTAGCTGTATCAGTAGAACAGGAAAGACAGGCAAGAGCTGTTGGAGAAAGATTAACTCATATGAAGTCATCTAAGTATGACGTGGAAAGGGCAGCGTTAAAATATCAGTTTGCAACAGGTGCTGGTGAAGGAGATACATATCAACGAATATTAGATTTAAAAGAGCAGCAAAGGAGAGATGAAGAAGCTTATAGACAAGCAGAAGCTAATAAAAGATTATTGGCTCAAACAGCTATTTATGAAAAACAAATTGAGAGATTAGGTATATTAGCAACTGAAACTGATCTTTCCGATGAAATGAGGGAAAAGATATATGAATTACAAGAGAGTTTAGCTGATATGTTATCTAAAGCTACTGATATGATATCTCAAGAGGAGGCTTTGGGGTTATTAGAGGTAGGTAGGAAAGAAAAATTACTTACGCCTGAAGAATATAAATTAGAAAAAGCTAAAGTCATGGCAGCCGGGCCAACTCAATATAGAGGTGTGCAATTAACTGAATTTAATAAATTAAGAGATAGTGTAAGAGAAGTAACTAAAGCTGCAAGTGCAAAAGCCAGCGAAGCTATGACTAAAATGGCTGATAATATTAAAACTCTAACTGAGAATTTTGAATCTGGAACGTTAGCTACAGAATCTAAAGCACAAACTGCAGAATTACAAAAACACACTGGATTTCTAGGAAAAATAGTAGAAGGTATACGTGCATTATTTAAAGATGATCCTAGTGTTTATGAACGTGGTCCCGCTAAAAAACAAATGGGTGGAATTATACCAGGAAGTGGTGAAGAAGATAAATATCATTATATGCTAGCTGCTGGTGAATATGTTGTTAATAAAAAAGCAGCACAAAAAGTTGGTTATGATTTTATGGATAAGCTTAATAAAGGTAAAGTGGGATTTGCTCAGGCCGGCGGACCAGTAGCTGTAGCAGGAATGGGTAAATCTTATGAGATAGTTGTGCCTAAAGCTGATAAAGAAACAGAATTATTAAATGAAACCAAAGTACATACTAATAAATTAGACAGAGTTATAGAAGCGGCCGATCAAATTCACCAAAGTGGTATAAGAGAAGGTGTTTCTGAGCTTTCAAAAGAAAGTACTTCTTTAAATCTTAATGAACAATTAAAAATTTCTAATGATAAATTAAAAAGTGTTGTAGATAATACTATTAAATTAAATGAAGAGATGGATTCTATAGGGATGAATCTTGATGTGGCCGGAGTTGTGAGTGTTTTAACATCAGGTTTAGATAGATTAGCTACTGAGATAGGAAAAGTCAGTACTGAGGTGGTTACCCAAACTGATGTGTTGTCACAGAAATTAGATGGTATAAAGAAAGAAGCTACTACCGCAACAACAGGTACAGCAACAGCAGCTATACCGGAATCAAAAATTCCTGCTAATTATCAAAAACCAAGACATCAAAGAATGCGGGAGTATGTAGGTTCAGTTTGGGATAAACAAAATGAAACCGAAACATCTGTTCAAAAATATAAAGAAGAAGCTATACCTAAGGTTCCTGCTAATTATCAAAAACCAAGACATCAAAGAATGCGGGAGTATGTAGGTTCAGTTTGGGATGAACCTAAGAAAAAACCTTTTGTACAAAGGGCTAGAGAATATGTGGGAACAGTTTTACCTGAACATAAAAAACCTTTATCTCAACGTGCAAGAGAATGGGTTGGCTCAGTTTGGGATGAGGAAGAAGAAAAGAAAGCTAGGGGAGGTAGAATTTTTGGGGAAGGCGGGCCAAAAGAAGATAGAGTACCTGCCATGTTAAGTCCGGGCGAGTATGTAATAAAAGCGTCTTCCGCCCAAAAATTAGGTTATGATTCATTAGAATATATGAATAAAAAAGGAATGATTCCTGGGTATGGTGATGGTGGTAGGACTAAAACATTTAAGATAGATCCTAATTTTGGTACTATTGAATATGATGATTATATTACAGAGGAAGAGGAAAAGAAAAAAGGAGAAAAAGAAAAGACAGCTAAAGAATTAATGAAGAAAACCAAAATAGGCAAAAAACTTTCAGATAGAAAGAAAATGTTAGATGCATTGTTGAATGAAGCAGGTGGTGGGCTTATACCTAAACAAAAAGGTATGATGAGTCCAAGTTTATTTGAATTGTATGATTATTTAAAGAGTACTGGTGCTTTAAAAGATTATGCTGCCATGGTTTCATCTAAGAAAAATATAGGTATAGGAACTACTGTAAAACCAGGTTATAAAGGAACTGATTATGGAACAATAGCTATGACGGCTGATAGCCCAAGAACTGGTAATGTTGTTGGGGCGCACGAACTTGTACATCTTTTAAATAAATTTGATGATATGTCTTATTCAAAAGAGATAATAGACATCATGTCTAAAGCTGTTAGGAAATCTATACCAACTGGGAAGGAATGGAGTGGTATACCATCTATGAAAGATAGCCCTAATTGGAGAAGAAGTAGTAAAGGTCAGGCTGAAGAAATTATGGCTTACTATTTAACTCAACCTAATATTAAAGGAGAATCATTTAAAATACGTTCAAAGATGTATGGTGATTTTCTTAAAAAACACGGCGTTCCTGAAAAATATACAGAAGATGTAATGAAAGATTTGGTAAAATCTATAGCTCCTGAAGGTGAATATAACGCAAGAGGTTTAGATTTTCTCCATGAAATGATGGGAAGAAAGTTTAGAGAAGGTGGTAGTGTAGCTGATAGAATCAAAGACTTTTTAGAAAGAAAAGCTGAAGATTTACCACTAGGTTCTGGTTTATTAAAAAAGCTTGTTGATAAAATTAAAGAGAGGAAAAAAAGACAAGAGGAAGAAAAAAAAGAAGTTTTTGGAGAAGATGAAGCTACGGGTTTTTGGAAAGGTGGGGGTGTTGAAACACTTAGAGCTATAGGTATGACTGATCAGCAAATTAAAGAAGAGTTAGGGGGCGCAGAAGATGTATTGTTTAGCCCTACAGATCTTATAGGTATAGGTATTGGTGGGGCTAAATTAGCATTAGGTGTAACTAAAGGTGTGGCTAAGCAAGTAGTTAAAGCTCCTCAAACTTATGAAGAATTACTTAAAACGGTTGTTAAAGGAAAGACAGGTGTAAAAGGTTTAATTGAAAAATTTGGCGAAAAAAGAGCTTGGAAAAAGGCTGCAAAGAGATGGGCAAAACAACCTACTAAAACAGCGGAAGAAGAGGCTTTAGAAGGTCTCAGTAAAGAAGCTAGGTATTTGGTAAAAATAGAAGATGCAGAAGAAGCTGCTAAGCTTAAGGCTGCTTTAAGAGGTCAAGAATATGACCCTTATAAAACCGTAAAGAAAGTTAAAAAACACATCACACCAAAGAAAGTTGGAGAAACACCTACTTCAGATGATATAATTAAAGTTATAGATGAATCACAAAAAGGTATAACAAATAAAGCCTACGGTATGGCTGATGTAATGTTTAAAAAGCCAGAAGCTAAAACAGCTTTTGATCAAGCTAAGGCGCAATTTTCTAAAAGAATGAAAGAGTTTGGTTCCATGAAAGAGATGACTGAAAAACAGATGGATGATTATATGGAACTTGCTACTAAGAATCAGTTTTTTAGGGAAGCAGAAGAAGCTTTAGCTGTTTTAAAAGATCCTACTGTACAAAATTCAGCTACAAAAAATATAAATGAACTTTTGGAAAAAGGCAGTATACCTACTTTTGGAAAGGGAGGAAAAGTAAGATATTTTGTTGCTGGTATGGGTGATTATTCTGTAGAGGAAATGGAGAAAACAAAGCAAGAATATTATGATTTATTACACAAAGTAGAAAAACCTTTAAAGAAAATTAAACCTATAACTTCTAAAATAGAGCCATTAAAAATGATGGCTGAGCCTAGGAAGTTAAAAGAAGCGGTAAAAAGAGTACCTAAGATTAAAGAAAAAATGTCTCAAATGGAGATGTCTCCTTATTATTCTGGTAAAGATATACCTGAATGGACACCTCAACCAAAAACAAAACCAAAAGACGTACATATTCCAGGAGGCATTGGTGGTAAGAAAGTTGGTCCAGAATTTTTTGCAGAGGCGGAAGAAGCACAAAAATTAAAAGAAAAATATGGTGATTGGGGAGAGGCTGCTCTTTCTAGTATAGGTGATTTAACTGTTAAAGCAAGTGAGTTGCCTATAATTGGCTCTATTTTTAAACCTAATATATTATCAAGAACCTTTGATTCTATAATGTCATTTTTCGGTTTCGAGCCTGAGAGAATGTTAACTCCTGGAGGCGGTAAATTTAGAGGAGCTGGTGTTACTGGAGAGTGGGATTTACCACGTGCAATAACAGAAGTGCCTATAAAAGAACTTGAAAGTATGATAGAGCAAAAGAAAAAATCCGAATTGGATACCTCTGATATACCTTCTCTTGTGGAAAAGAATAAAGAAGATTGGGCTATACGTACAGCAGATAATGCTATAAATAAAATGAAACAAGCTTTTACAACCAAAGAGTATGAAAAGAGTATAGGGAGTTATTATTCTGACAATGTTCTTAAACAAATGTTTGTGCAGTATACAAAACAATTTGGAAAAGATGGTTATAAACAAGCTATGCTTGATTTAAACATACAAAGTCCAGATCCTCATATTTTTAGTAGTGCGGGTTTTGGTAAAAAAGGACCTATAAGAAAAAGATATGCACCATTCCAAGCACAATTAGCTATAGCAGAAGGTAAAGAGGAAGCAAAACTTTTAAAACAACAAGAAATGATTGAGAGATCTAAAGGAGCAGCTCTTCTTGCAAGAACTAAGGAAGGTGATGTAAGAACCGGCCTTACAGGTAAGAAAGGAGATTTAATTCAGTATCAATCAGTATATGATCCTCTTGGTAAATTTATAACTAAAGATATGTTGCAGGCAGTAACTCCTTATACATTTAAAAAATCAGGAGCAGCAGCAAAAGATCCTGCTTATGCTAAAGTTTTAGCAGCACAGAAAACTAAGAGACAACAGCTTCTTGATAATTTAACTACAGCAGCACCCGGTTCAGAAGAAGCTAATAATATACAGCAGGCTTTAAAATTATTAGATAATATTGCAACTTTAGATAGTGATAAAAAAGGTTTCAAAGAAGAATATAAAAAGAAATATAAAGAATATACAGATTTAATGGAAAAAGTTGTTGATACAGAAACTATCACTCCTGATTCACCGTTCTTTAAAAATTTAAGATCGCAAGAAAAAACATATGTTAAAATGCATTTAAGAGCTAAGAGTGTATGGGATGATTATGAAGATTTAATTAAACAAGATTTCAAAAAACGTGGTCTAGATTATAAGGGTAAAGATAAAGATTTATATAAAGAGGAATTAAAAGAAAAGCGTGATTTAATTATGAGACAACTTCTTTATACTAATGCTTTATTGGCCAAAATAAGAACTGGTGGGGATTATAGTAATATAGAAAGTCTTACTAAATATAGAGAATATGATACTGGGGCTATAAGAGCTTTAAGAGATAGGTTTGGTAAAGTACAACCAACACCTTTAACTACTTTAGTGAGACAATTAGATAGAAATCTTATAGCAGGTTATAAACAACAACAATTTGAAACAAAAACTAGTAAAGCTTTAAAAGGAACGCGTTTTACGGCTGATGATATATATAAATATGAATTAGGTTTACCGCCAGAATATGTAAAAGAAGCAGAAGGTAAAGGTTATTTTGGCAAGAAATTAACTAATCTAAGAGATTGGATACTTATATGGCAAGAAACCCGTAAACTTGGTGTAAAAGGTTTAACAAAAAAAGAATTATATGATATGTGGATGGAGTCTGGAAAAACTTTAACCCAAAAGGATTTAAAAGATGCGTGGGCTAAATCTAGGAGTCCAGAAGAATTAGGCTTAACAGAAAAAGATTTATTATGTAAGCGATTGAGAGAGATTTATGCTACAAGGAAAAAAGAAATACCTTTAGTAGATATGCCTTTCTCACTTGGCGGTCAGGTAGATTCAATGAAAGTTATGCATCATGGTGGTTTTGTAAATAAGACTGGACCAGTTTTTGCTCAAAAGGGAGAAGTTATATTTCCTAAAGATTTTGCTGAGGGAGGAATGGTGTCCGATTTATTAGAAGAAGATTTACCTTCACTTAAAAATTTAACTTTTAAAATTGATACGTCAGAATTGAAAGCATTATTAGACAAAGAATTAAAGGTTGAAGATATAGAATTGAAAGTTGAAGATAAAATTCTTGAAGTAGAAGATAAAATCTTTTCTGTGGAAGATAAAATCTTTTCTATAGAAGACAAAGAATTAAAGGTTGAAGATGTAGAATTGAAAGTGGAAGATAAAATATTCCAAGTTGAAGATAAAACATTTTCTGTGGATGATGTAGTACTTAAAGTTGATGATACACCTTTGAAGATTGATGTTGGCACTATCGTGAGTGATATTTCCGAAGCTGTAAGAGAAGCGGTTTCTAATATTACTGTTCAAACTGAGAATGCTGGTGGAGCTGTTGGGGCAGATGAATTTGCTACTTTAACAGAGACTGTGAATAATGTTAATGATAAAATAATTGCTTTGAATAGAGATATGGAAAGTAAAATAGAAATGTTGGGGGATGTTAGTGAAACATCTATACTTAATAAAGTAAACGGAATGATTAATGATAGTATAAGTAACATAGTATTAGAAATACGAAGTTCAGATACCACTATAGATAATATAAGATCTGAAGTGCAGAGAGAGAAGGATTTAAATAATTATAGGATGTCAGAAATCGATAAAAAGATTGCTGAAATTTATAATGTATTGTTATAGGAGGATTAAAGGATGGCAACACCGGCAAATTTAGATGGTTTTTGGCCAAAATTTAATGATGCTTCTGCATATGTAGAAGTAGAATGTGATTTTGCAGGTAGTCTTGCACAAGACGTTATAAATTACTTTCTTCCAGGAATGTGTAGTGATGGTACAGGTGGTTTCTTACCTGATATAGATATAAAACATATGGATGCATTAACAATTGTAAAGCTTTCGCTTTTAGAGTCTAGTGCTAATGAAAATAAATATTATGAACCTATATTTAATCATGAAACAGGTAAGGTAGATTTTAAAGCTATAGGTGATTATAGTGCTAATATTTCTGATGTTTATTATACGGTAGCATCATTTAATTATATAGAGGAATGTAATGGTGTTATGATAACAGGCAAAAAACCTTTGCCCGAAAGAAAAATTCTTGATTGGAAACCTATATGGGGTGATACTCCTGTAGAAAAAAGAGTTTATGATACAAGTGATATGAGTACAGGGTGTGATAGAGATGCTTTTTCTCAATACGCTACGATAGTTTACAATGATCCACATTTAACAAGAGGAACAGAAGGTTATGAAGATGGTCTTGAAAATTTATTTGAACAAGGAGCTACTCCAGGCGTGGAGTTAGGACCTTTTGATAATGTTATTGGTTATGCAAAATGGAGGTATATTCCAGAAAATCTTATAACTGAAAATACAGAGGTTAGGTATAACAGCAACGCATATATACCAGTTCAAATAGGTTTGGAAAGAGGTTCAGCTACAGGTCCTTATATAGGCCAAGCATTAGCCAAAAGACCTAAATTTAAACAAACTTGGGATGATGCTAATTGTTGGGAAACTTTAACTAGTGATTTAGGGGGACTTGCACAGTGGGATGATGGTGTGGCTGTCACTATACCAGAAGAATTTAGATTTACATCACCCGGCGGAATTAAAGTAGATAAATTTTTAGGAATAGAAAAAGTTTATGTTAGGGGTAAGGATGTGGAATATAGAACAGTACCTACTAGTTATGCGACTGCCGTTAAAAAAGACTTAAGTTCTAGTGATATGCAGTTAGTTGTAACGGTTAGTTATCCTGATACAGTTATAGTTGAATTGGAAAGAGGTGTTCATTGGCAAGTTGCTTATAAAAATGTAGGTGAATGGAAAGAACCCCGAATAATATTTGCTGACAATAGTGAATATGGAAACCCTTTTGAATTTGGGAATGATTGTACATTTAAATTATCTAAAGTTTCTAATTATACTAATGATTGGGGATATCAAATTGATTCAGATACAAAAACTGTTTTACCACTTACAAATAAAAGGGCTTTTATAGTAGAAGAAATTTGGGCAGTATTAAATTTAGAAACACCCTCTATAATTATTTATGATCCACATGGTGGTAGTGGTGGTCCTTGGGGAGATGTAGAATATAGGGCTAAGAAAATAGCTGAAGAATTTGATTATCAATTGGCCCCTATGGTGATAACTGATGTCCCCGCACCAATTGGTTATAATGGCCGATTAATAGATCAAACGATAGGTATACAAGATAATGATCCAACTACTGCACAGGATTTTGAAGAGACCGATCTTGGCAGGGCTATGGATGAAATGAATGGTGGTAGTGGTTTGAGTTTGAACTTATCTTTTTTAGATGAAGAACAGGTTGAAAATCTTTCGGGGGTTTTATTTGAATTTATGAATGGTCGAGATGGTCAAGAAAAAGTTTATACATGCGGGCCTGATTGTGAACCTGAATTGGGAGGTTTGGGACCTGATGGAGGTATAATAAATCAAATAAATTATTCATATACAGATAGTCAATCATATACAATATCTGTGAATGAAGGCCCGAGATTAGTTGGGCAGATGGCACAAATTGCTACAGGTCCTTATTTTAAATCGTCAGAAGATGTGAGTAGATCGGGTGTCATAATTGATGATACAGGAAACCATATTCATTATAAAGTACGTTTGGATCAATATGGTGAGAGATTAGCGATAAATTGTTGTGATCAAATATTAAGAGCTGGTGATAGGGTGAGTTGCACAATTCATAATAATGCAATTGAGGCTTAGGGGGATTTTATGTCTATACAGATGGTAAGAATAAGAGCGGAGATAAGTGTGGGAAGTACTTTTACTTGTAGAACGCCTTTTATCCAACGTTTTAATGTTAATAAAAACAGAGGACGGCCGGCAACTTTTGATGCATCACTTAAAGTTGCAAATTCAGAAGTTTCAGGTAATATATCTGGAGATAGTGTTACTATAAAGGCTGGTACAGATAGTTTTAGTGGTATACCTACGATATTTACTGGTTTTATAAAACAAGCTAAGATAAGTCCTTGTATGGATGATCCTTCTTACGTTTTACTTAGTATAAGCGGTGTAGATCCTTTAGGTTATTTAGAGGGAAAAAAATACACCAGAAGATGTAGAGCTTCTAAAGGAACATTTGTTACTATAGATGGTGTTCAAAGAAAGGGATTAAAAAGTGGAAAGTTTGCTTATAATAAACTATCTACAGTAGAGATTACATCAGGTGATATTGATAAAAAATCACAAATCACCGAGACTAGAGATATAACAGCACCTATGACTAAAAAAGCTGCATCTGAGGATATAAAAGTTGATGTAAAATTAGGTGTTTCTTCTAGTGATGCTGCTTCATAATGGAGGAATAATATATGGCTTTAAATATAACTTCTACCAATGTTTATTTATTACCAGGTATGTCAATAAAAATTTTGGCAGAGTTGGATGCGTTTTCCAGTGTTGGAGAGTTCGCTTTTATGGATGAGTTGATTATTGGTGATGAAACAAAAGATTTATCTCTCACCAATGGTTTCTATCTTGAAAATGAAGAGGTAGGAACTATAACGGCGGTAGAAAATGAACCAGCAGTAATTTATACACATAAAAAACCAGAAAAAAATTCAATATGGTTTGTTGCTAGAATAGGAGCTGGCACACGCAGGGGTGTTTGTAATGTTATGTCAGTGCCGATACATGATCATTCATCTATCGTACAAGGTGGTCCTGCATACGGTACTTATTTTAGTGATGATGAGGCAGATGAAGAATAGGAGGGATTTTTATGGCTGATGATTGTTGTTATTTAGTAGGGAATTTTGATGTTAATATAGCTGGTTGTATAATTTCTATAAATACGAGCAGCAAAGCTCAGTTTTCACAGTTATGTAGTGACAATTCAGTCGTAATGGGCCCTGTTGTAGGTACTTTGTCTATGACAGCATATGCTGATGATAAAATATATAAAGGATGCCCAGCCGGCGCTGGTGTTTCTATACCTTGGGTTGTAAAATATGATTGTGATAATGATATATTATATTATATTTTTGCCGGCGAAGGTGATTCTTACGTGGTTGGTGATGCAAGTGGTTATGCAAGTAGACATATTACTTCTCCAGCGAGTTATTTAAATGTTAGTGCAAATGCTGGTTCGGGCCCTGCTACATTATATTCTAAATCATGCAGAAGAGAAGGTTATGGTTTGACTTATAATGGGGGCCCTATATCATTTTCTACTAGTTCAGAAGGAGAAGTAACATATAATGCTAGTAGTATAGTTGGAGGTTTAGGGGCTGTAGATAATACATTATATTTACAATCATTTAGCCTTGAGTTAACTCCAGGAAGTGTCCCTATAGCTTCATATAGTTATGTTTTTAGAGTAGGGAATTATACTTGTTAAAAGGAGGAGGTAAATGGCAACACCTTACAGAAGTCAACAATATAGATTAAGGGCAAGCACTCCTATGCCAGTTAGAACAGGAGACAAGGATTTTGTATGGCATACTTTTATGGCTGAAGTAAATGATATAGAAATTTATGATTGTTATACAGATAGATTACCTGGTAGTGAAGAATTTAGAGGGCAGGGCGGAGAAAAAGGATATATTTCGGCACAATTTACAAGGGTAGGGGCTTCCACTGGAGATGTATTTCAAGGCAGAATTGTATATAGCCCTTCGTTTATAGAAGAGGATGAATTAGGTTTTAATTATTAGGAGGAAAAATGGGTGCTTATTCAAGTTATACGGGATTTATAGAATGTACATCATTAAATTTAAATTATGATGTTATGGGTAAAGTTGCCATAAGTTATACTGTTGTTCATGGTGTTAAAGCTATAACTCCTTATCCTGCTTATATGAATGAGGGTGAAATAACTGTAGGTCGTCAAACATTCAAGGGCTATGTAGCTAACGCTACTATGAATCAAATACCAAAAACTAAATGGTTTGAAACACATGTTACATTTATAGGTGTAACTAATTAAAGGGGGCAGGATATGGCTTGTAGAGGATGTGGTAAAAGGCAGGTTTCCAAGAAGATAACAAAAACTGATATAATGGGCGGATATAAATATTTAACGGATAGGCAAATTAAAGCCCGTTTAGAAGTTTATAAGAGGAGATATTGTTCTGATTGTGATAAGAGATACGAATGTGATTACGAGATGTATGTGAAATGTAAGAAAAATAAATAAACTAACTTTCTAAGATATAGAATATTGTTGTTTAAAGGAGGGATTTAAAATGGCGATTATCATAGGTTTTGGAACATTAGTTGGAGGAATTTTTTCCGGCGCTTGTGCAACTAATGTGAGTTGGGGTTATAATCCTAATTTACAAAGATTATATTGTTTAGGAAGTATGACGCCTTGGATGACTATTGAAAAGCCTACTGAAACTATAAATGTTACTGTTTATCAGGAAGGAGTTGCCGCCCAATCTGTTGCTGCAAGTACAAGTTGTACTGATATTACAGCTGTGAGTGCTAGTGTCTCACCTTCTTTTTGTGGTACGGGAGTAGATGGTGTGAGCGGTGATTGGTATATTGTTTCTTATAGTTATAACAAAGGAGATCCAAATATACCTGGTCAAGAAACTTGGGGTTTACAACGTTGGGTTGAAGGTTCAGATCCTGTTACATCATCTGCTCCAGATTATGTAATTAGGAATGCTGCTGAAGGTCAATCTACTAGAAACCCAGGAGGCCCGACAGGGGTAACTTTTACAGGCGATATTGTGTCGGGGCATCAAGGAAGTGTGGCTGCCAATTCTGTGGGACAAGCGGATACTATTTATTATGGAATGGTAACTAGTGTTGGTGGAGCTAATTTAGGTGGCGGAGAAATAGCTAATTCAAGTGTTTCTGTGCCTCACACACCTTTGTGGGTATAATGAATTTTAAGGAGAAGGATATGTTTTTAGGCGAAAAATATAGATTAGAAATTAGATGGAAGAAAGTTGTTTACGAGAAAGAAGATTTTTGTAAACTAGAAGGTTGTTATTTTTCAGGCCCGGCTTTAGCAAATGCGGAAATGATACAAAGTAATGATTATATTAATTTAGATTTTTGTGGACAATATTCTATAATAACTACGAATGTTTATGTTGCTAAGTTTTCTTGGGGTCAGGTTATTTATAATGGAGATGGCACAGTAACATTGAAAGATGCTACTATGGCTCATGATAAAGATCTCCATAGAGTTCCAAAATTACGTGACAATGATTATATAGTTATAGATACAAAAGATCATGAAGCTGAGGTTCATTATTTAAATTTGGTTTATAAGTCTTATATTGTTGACTCTAATAGCGAATTGTATAATTTCAGAAAATAAGGGGAAATCATGAGAGGTTGGAAAAGACATTGTGATATAGGAACACCACAAGAAGTTTGGGAATACATGTATGGAACAGATCATTATGGTAATCTTCCTAAACATTTACAGTATACACATGTTGGTCATTGTTGGATGCCGTGTGCTTATTCAACTCAAGCAGATGAGTTGCGAACTAGACTTTTATTAGGTTTATCTGATTCAGATCCACTACCTACTAAAGTGGATCATACTGGTGCTGATGGTAAGATATATTATATGAGAACTAAGGGTAAAGGTCCTAGATGGGGCTATGAATGTACATTTGAAAATTGCCCTTATTATTTAACAAATGGAATAAGGTATTTTTATATATAATTAAGGAGGAAAATTGAGATGGCTATAAATGTTACTACCCAAGATTTAGAAAATTACCCAGGAACAACAAAAACGGTTACTTTGGATCAAGATGCTATTATTCCTGTGGGTGAAGAAGGAGACGAGAAATATGTATTGAAATTTTCTACAAGTGCTTACAGCGATAATGATAATAACACATCAATTCAAACTTTATACATAACAGATTTTAAAACTGGTTGGTGTAAAAGTTCTGGTTTTGCTGGTAGCACGGGAAAATTTGATCTAGATGCAACGCATAATAAATTAAAAATTAAAATGGATGCTACAGTAAGTGGTTCTGATGGAAATGGTTATTACACAATAACTTTAGATTATAATCAAGATAGCACACCTATCTCTGGAGATTCTGTAGCAGCTGATATGGAAGAGAAAATAAGAGCATTGACTATGGAAACCGCAGATACAGGTTATGCTTTATCATATTTAAATGCATCTGTTTGGTTTCAAGATAATAAGTTTTATATAACATCTGGTAGCGTCGGTAATTATTATACAGGTGCATCAAGAAGTTCTGTAAGAGTAGCTCCTGCTGCTACCAATGACTGTTCAGCGGAGTTAGGATTTAATTTAAGTCTAGATTCTGAAACTATGGCATCAGTTGCTGTTAAAGAAGCTATTTTAGGTGCTAATTATACTGCTAATACAACACCACTTACCATAGGTGCTGGAACTGGCGCAACAGCCGGTGATTGTTTTGTGATTACTGATGGAACCAATACTGATTATTTTACAGTATTATCAGGAACTACAGATACTAGTTTAGTTGTGCCTACAAGTGGTAATAATGGTTATATAGGAATAACACATAATTATACAACTACTAGTGGTGCGGTATTACAGAAATTGAGAAGACAAGATCCAGATGCAGATCCAACAATGTGGTATACTAATATAGACGATATAACCAGATTTGGTATAAAGACTATGGTTAACCAAATCGATTATTCTAGTTAATAAGGTATTTAAATGGCACAGTTTTTAATAAGAAATTCACTTAATTCACAGAAAGTAGTTAAATGTGGTATAACTTTCGAACAGGTTACCCCTAAGAATTTAGAAGGGGAACCAATTTGGGTAGTCGAATTAGCCACAGATGAACCGCATAAAAATGGTGGGAGTATACCGCCTGTATTTATAAATCTAATCACTTTAGATAATTTAGATGCAGAAATTAAACAGGCGGTAGAAACTATTTCAGAACAAATAAATTGGACACCATTGGAAAATGACGAAAGACCACCATTTGTTGATTCAGTTTCTCCAACTAGTTATGAAGTGGATATGACTGCGCATGTTGAAATAGTCATTAAAGATTTATTACCTTCAGCTGGAATAGATATCGATAGCATACAGATGACCATAAATGATCTTGATGTTACAGATGAGTTAGAAATAACAGGTGACCCTTATGAGTATACTTTAAAGTGGCTGCCTTTCATGAAGGTTTATGAAGAAGAATAGGGGGAAGAAAATGCCTTATAAAATTTCAGGATATAAAACCGATACTGCTAGGATTATTATTTTGAAAGAATCAGACTGGTCAATTGAGTCCAACACAGTAGAAGCTGGCTCCGGAGATTATGAAATAGAAGAGCTTGAAAGCGGCAATAAAACAGTAATTGGTAGGAACAGCGATGGAATGATAAGAGGTTACGGAAATGTATCAGCTGCATATTATCCGCCTTTATCAGGAAATAGAGGTATATGGGGTGGCGGTTATGCGTCTGATGAAACT